CTGAAAGAAGTTTATTACATTTTGTGTATGCAAATTTTGATTCTATCCCTACCTTTCTTGCAATTTTGGAAGAAAGAATGGAAATTAAAATTACTATGGGAGATTTGATTATATAAAATTATATGCTGAAATTTTTTATTTTGAGGAGGATAAAATGAAAACATACACCTGGCAAGAGGCGATGGACTACTGCAAGGGCTTGAGATTTGCAGGGCATGACGACTGGCGGCTGCCGACGATAAAGGAATTGCTGACGCTGGTGGATTATGGCAGATATAATCTTGCAACAAATCCTGTTTTTAACTCGGTGGCGTCCTACTATTGGTCGTCTACTACAAACGTAAGCACTACCAGCTACGCGTGGAACGTGGATTTCGGCTACGGCTACGTGAGCAACTTCAGTAAGACTAGCCATTACTATGTTCGCGCCGTGCGGAATGGATTGAAACTTGATACAGAGAAGGGCTTTATTGATAACAATGACGGCACAATACAGGACAACAACACGGGCCTTATGTGGGAGAAATAACTATGAAAACACATTTTAAGCACACGAGCCAACAAGTTAATAAAGCATTGATTGATTTGTCTGATACTTTGGTCGAATGGGAACGGAATACTGGCATAGAATCAGTATTAATTTTCCTCACAAGCTATTTACCAAACGGAAGAAATTGTGTCCAATTTACAATACGGAGAAATGTATATTAAGCGGAATGGAAATATAGAAAAAACCGAAATATAGCAACCATCACGGGAGGCAATATGAGAGACTATCTGAAAAGAATTGAGCAATTAAAACAAGACTACCTTGAAGAAGAGGGGATATCTTCGCTAAACGATAAATCTGTTGAACTTTTCTTATATTTTATTGCAACATTTCCGTGTGAAGGTACACTATCTGTTACTCCTGAAGGATATTTGTATTTCTCGAAACAGCGCGACCCGGAAAGCCCACAAGTGTCTATGGTTTTCAAAGAAGATTGTCATATAAAATTTGTATATTTCAATTGCGCCAAAACTTACGCAACAACTTTATAACCATCACGGGAGGCAAGATGAAAACATACACCTGGAATGAGGCGATAGAATACTGCAAAAACCTGAGACTTGCAGGCTATGATGATTGGCGACTGCCGACAGTAAAGGAACTATTAACATTAGTAGATTATGACAGGTTTAATCCTGCGATAAATCCTATGTTTGGTGGGGTGGCGTCCTACTATTGGTCGTCTACTACAAACGTAGACGATACCAGCGGCGCGTGGTACGTGGATTTCAGCTACGGCTACGTGGACGGCTACGGTAAGCCTGTCAGCAGCTATGTCCGTGCCGTGCGCACCTGCGGGCCATGCAAGTCTCTGGAAAGCTTGTTCGTTGACAACGGAGACGGCACGATAACCGATACTGGCACGGGCCTTATGTGGGAGAAGGGCTAACCATCGCGGGAGGCAAAATGAAACAAGATACTAAATTTCATCTATGTTGTTCGTTTTTGGTATTCTTTGCTGCTATTGGAATATCTACATGCATGCTATTGGCGTGCAATATTCCAATTAATAGAGGTGTTATAATTAGCGGGGTGATTGGAAGCTTAGTGTATTTACCTTTTTCATATTGTGATATTTTTAAATAACACCATCACGGGAGGCAAAGACCCACCAACCCCACCGCACAGGGGAACCGAGAGCAACCTGTCAGTCTCAATGAGTGGTGAGTTGAGGCAACCGTGGAGCGACAGGCAAAGCGGGAACGCAGGGGACTGAGTGCGGGTGATGGTTTTAATTTGAGAAAGGAGTGAATAATGAATATATTAATAATCATACTTATAATTTGTTTAGTTGTACTTTTAGTTACAACTACTATTATGAAAGAGTTTTTGTGTTTATTTTTTGGGCATAAGTATTCAAAGACTTTTGAAAAAGATAACGGCAGGTCTGTTTTCAGCCACTTTATATGTAATAGATGTCACAAAACAACAGACTCTCAGTATGATTATGCTCCATAACTGAGTGCGGGTGATGGTTTCTTGAAAGAGGAAATGACATGGATATAAAGGAAAAATATAATTTGCTTCCTGTCTGTCCATATTGTGGAACCGAGGACAGGGCTCGATGGAAAAGAAATTATGGTGGAGGAGAGAAAGGAGAGGCCGAAACTGATTGTGAATATTGTGGTAAAACGTATGTTGTTGTGCGTTGTGAAACAATCGTATATTTCACAAAAAAGTGCGGGTGATGATTTTTAAAAGGACAGCAAGATGAAAAAAATAAAGCCAACTCTTGAGATTAATTGCTCTAATCGTTGTTGTATGGGTTGCCTCCATATGGGGGTTGACATTTCATCAGACTGTTTTTTTTGCTTCCTGTATCACGATAAGTTGGTAGAACAAAAGGGGAAGGAGATAAATTTGGCTTTGAGGTGCGACCAGTGCCTTGCCGATGAAGTGAAGGAGAGTAAGGTATGACAAGAGAAGAGTGGGATAGGGCTTTTTTCGTAGAAGGAACCATGAGCATTTCTGACATGGCAAAAGCGTTTTTGGACTGGCAGGAATCAGATGAGAAAAAGGACGCTGAGATTGCAGACCTGAAAGCAGAGAACAAAGAACTGGCAGAACAAATTGCTAAGTTAAAGGCTATGCTGGAAATGCTTGAGCCAGGAAGTCCTTTTTTATAAGTTGAAAGGAGTAACTATGAACAGGGAAAAGTGGAAAGCAAAACTCGGAAATATATGGAACGATATAATACCCGTGTTGTGGGCGCACGATATGTTACAAGACTGGCAGGAAGAAGTTGCAGCTCTACAATCGGAGAATGAAAAACTGGTAGAGAAAATTGCCGAGCTTGAGAAAAATAGCCCGATGCACCCCATCTACACCGATGGTAAGGCAAAGAAATGGGCTGAAGTGCCGGTCGGCGTATCCGACCCGCAGAAATAAGGACGTTATGAATTTATACGACATGGAAATTGCTATTGCTAATTATTTTAATCCCCGTATTAATTTGTGTGTACCCAATGTAAGTTGGGGATTCAATATCCACGAGTGCGACCTCTTAGTGCTGACAAAAAACCAATATCTGATTGAAGTTGAAATAAAACTGTCTAAGTCCGACCTGAAAGCAGACCTAAAAAAGAGGCATAAGCATATCAACAGAAAAATAAAACATCTGTATTTTGCCCTGCCGGAAGAACTGGAACCTCATGTGGAATATGTTCCCGAACGGGCTGGCATTTTGATTATAAGGCAGGGTAAAACGCAGGACAAAGTACACAAAATAAGATATCCCAAAACAAACTTAGAAGCACTACCAATAACAGACCGGCAAGCATTTCAATTTGCACGGCTTGGGTCATTGCGGATATGGAACATGAAGCGTGAAATAAATAATATGATAAGACGGGAAGAGCTGAGAAGGTCTGACCCGCAGAAATAAGGAGGACACTATGGGCTATTTCTCAAACGGCTGCGAGGCGATGGGCTACCAGGAACGATACTGTTTTCAGTGCGTCCATTGGCATATTGACTATGGCTGCCCATGCTGGCAAGCGCATACTGACTGGTGGCAACTGAAAAACAGCGAAGTTATTTTTGACAAGATAATCCCGATGGACGATGACGGCAATAACTTGGAATGCTATTATTTTATATCGACAAGTGAATTGTCGAATGAAGAATTGACTGCTGAACTTGAGAAAAATGGCATTGATACTACTGCCTTAATTAAACGGGTGAAAGAAATTGTGGAGACAAAGCTAAAGGAGACAAACCATGAGTAAAACAGTTTGCGTTGACTTAGAAAAACAATAGCCATTGACTTATTTAAATTAATCTGTTATATTAAAAATATAAGATTAATTTAATAATAGGGTGTGGCTATGAAAGCAATATATGCAATAGTGAATCTTTTAACCGGACATCAATACATTGGTTCAACTATTAATTTTTATAAAAGAAAAATTGAACACGTTAAACAATTGAATCACAATTATCATCACTCTAAATATTTACAAAGAGTTTGGAATAAACATGGCCCCGATTGTTTTAGATTTATAATTTTAGAAAAAATAATTGATGATACTGCTTTGATTCAAAGAGAGCAATGGTGGATAGATAATTCACATTCAGAGTATAATATGTGTAAAATTGCCGGTAGTTCTTTAGGTATAAAAAGAACCGAAGAAACGAAAGAAAGGATTCGACAAGCAAATCTTGGATTAAAACATCCAGATTGGAGAAATAAAATTAAAGCAAAAGCACAAAGCGGAGATACCCATTGGTCAAAAAGGAAAAAATTTTCAGATGAATCAAGAAAAAAAATGAGTGAAACACACAAAAGATTATATGCAAATGGATATATTCATCCATGTAAAGGAATAAAGCAATCCGATGAACGAAGAAAAATAAATTCTGAGTCTCACAAGGGCTTAATATCTAAAAAACGCATAAAAGTTAAACAGTATTCAAAAGACATGGTATTTATTAAAGAATTTTCATCCTGTTCTCATGCAGCAAGCGAAACCGGGATTAGCAGGACGGTTGTTTATAATGCAGTAACCGGAAAACACAAAACAAAAGGAGGGGGTTACATATGGCTACGATCTGCGTAGATTTAGATGGCACTTTGACGCTTGGCGACCACAGCCTGATACACTATTTGCAGATGAAGCCGGACTATGAAGCAATAAGAAAAGTAGACGCTCATGTTGAAAAAGAAAAAGCTAAACTTATTGTTTATACAGCCAGGCCGTGGCTTGAATATTTTAAACTTAAAAAGCACTTCAAAAGGTGGGGATTGAACTACCATAAATTAATATGCGGTAAATTCCCATCTGATGAATACATTGACAACAACAGCAAGAGGATTGATGAGTTATGAAAAACCTAAACCTTGAAAAAATGTACAGAGATATGTGGAATGAGTTAGGGGAGACGGGAAGTGCTTGTAAAAGCGATACCAAGGTATATAAAAAACACAGGAATTTATTATCACGGTATAATCTTTGTCCTGCTTGTTATGCCGCAAGCCTGAGAACGGCAACAAATATATCTATTTGCTTTAACTGCCCGATAGTATGGTCTGGCAAGAAAAATGTTTTTATCACTTGTAGCCAGACTGGTTCCCTCTATCAAAGGTGGAACAATGCAAGAAATTATATAGCAAATAACAAACGAAAAAAATTAGCCCTTAAAATCGCTAACCTGCCGTGGAAGGAGTGAACCATGACCGCAAAAGAAATGCCCGGAAGAAAAATGCTCGTGTCTATTTAATAATTTTATGCCACGTGGTGCGCTTGATATAAGCTATTGTATGGCCGGGGTGATAAAAGGATTTTGTAAGTGCAAAAACTTTGACCCCGAAACCTGTGACCCAGATGCGACATACTGCATGGAGGAAAAGGAATAGATAAATGGTTCATATTTGCCATTGTGGATTTCAAACAATCGCTCCCTATGGTGTTTGTCCTAAATGTAATACTGTATTTAATACAGAAAATGGAAAGGAGTATATTCCAATGCCTAAAATTAACTGTGGAAAGTGTGGGGGACACAAATATCATTTATTTCTTGATGATACCCAAACAGAAGATAAAGTATTGAAAATAAAGTGCTGTTCCTGTGGACATGAAATTTCCATTACTATGAAAAAAGAAGAGATTCAGGAAGGGGAAAAAGAATGATTATTGTTTTTCTACAATAATTAAAAAACCATATTTATCTTCATCTGTTATATCCCTACTAAAAATAATTTTTACTCCTTGATATTTTTCAGTAAAGAAATTAATCATCCATTTTAAACTCATATCATGATTTTTATGAGAAAGATTGTAGGGTTGCCCTGTTTTATTACAAATTTCTTTATATGCCTTTTCATCAGGAAGATATAAAATTAGAAGACCTTTAGGATGGATAACTCTCAGCCATTCATTAATAACAGGTATTGGATTTTCAAAATCTTCAAGACAATGGGAACTGTAAATATAATCAAGTACCCCATCTTTAAACCAATAAAGATTATCTGCAAAACCTTGTAAGTGTTGGGGCCAATTTCCCACTTTTCCAAAATAAATTCTTTTCTTTATTGGAGTATCTAAAGTTATTGCTGATGGGAATATAGAATCTCCACCAAACCCTATATCAAGTCCATGACATAAATCTTGAATATAAGGAATAACCAAATGCTTTATTTTTTGTGTTTCCCCTCTACCTGAAAATTCCATAAAAACTATCTCTTTCTACATTGTTCAAGATTGTCTTTGCAAGTGGCAAGTGCCTTGAAGTTTTCAATCATCCAGTTTTTGGTAACTTCATAATCCCCGTTAGGTAATTCTTTTATTACCTGGTCTTCAGGGATTACCACCATTTTTGATGTCGTCCCGCAAGCTGATATACTGCTTATTAACATCGTCAATAGTGCCACCACCAACAACCGTCTCTTTAAACCTTTGAATGGAATCAAGATACTTACTCCTTTCGTCTTTGTCCTTTTTCTTGAAATACTGCTGCAATAAAAGAGCAGCCAATAAAAGAACAGATTTAATTATTGATACCATTTGATGTTCCTTTCAATGCCCCCATAACTTTTGCTATTGAAGACCTCATGGTTGCAAGCCCGGTCGGACACAGATACCCCATTATAATTTTATACTGGGTATCGTCAATAATGTTAAGAACATTCAGAGTGGTTGTAATCCCAATTAATATTGCCACAATATACGTTTTGTTGTCGCTTAAAAATTTGCCCATGACATACCTCCTTTACAAGTTATCAATTTTCCCTCGTATATAGCTGACATCTTCCGCAACTTTATTTACTTTCCCTTCAAATATAAGCAGGGAAGATGTTAATTCAACAAATTTTTTATCCCCTTCTTTAAGCCGGAAGTCAATCTCTTGATGGCGTTTTTCGCATTTTAATTCAACACTGGTAATTATTCCATCCTCTCTTTTCTTTTTTCTTACATCAAAACCAATCTTTCCCAGAATAGCAATCACCCCTGCAATTACCGCTGCAACATACTCATATTGAACCATTTTTCTGTTCCTTTTCTGTATTCTGTTTTTTCCAATTCTACTTTTCTGTAAATTTTGATGTTTTTATTATATCAGAAAGTTCAATGGCTCTATTTCCAACTTGTTTTGCCCACTTGGAATCAAGCATTTCCTTTGATGCTTTATCATAATCTCCATCATGTAAAGCTTCCAACATTTTCTTAAATTCCATCAATCCCTGTAATCCAAGATTATATCCCATATCAATTAGAACACACTGTCGTGGGTAGGATAAATTTTCAAAGAATGGAAGCATCATTGAAATATCTCGTTCGGTTGACAAAACATCATTCATCAAAAGAAACATGGCCTCACTATCACTTATTCCCTTATCTTCCAAATTTCTTCCATATCCAATAGTGAGTTTTCCGGCAGGACATTTATAAACTTTACTTCTAAATCCCTCATGGGAAATTATAAGATTAATTATTTCTTTCATTTGAGAATCCTCTAAAGTCATTTGATTTTTCCTTTTTCCTTTTTATCCTTTTCCTTTTTATTAATCAGGGTATAAAATTCTTTGCAATTCCTTGGTTTGCGTAAACCAGAAGGAACAGCCAATTCTCTTTCTATTCTTTTTCCTTTGATGGGTTTTACCATCATATGAAATCTCGTTTTCTTCGCTGCTTTTTCTTCTATTTTCTTTTCTACTTTTACAGATTCCCCACTCTTGAATGGATTCCAATTCCATGCCCCGGTATTACAAGGAATAAAAAAAGTAATTACACAAATAATTAATATTCTTACTTTCATTAGATACCCTCCTTATTCAGTATATTTACTTGTTATCCACCATGCCCTTACTTCGGGGTTTTCCCCTTCAGCGGGAATATAATATGGAGTAAAAGTTACTGCATCCTTTCCTGCCCCGGTTATTATATATTCTGCATCTTCTATAAACTCCAAAAGACCTCCTGCCACAACTGATATTCTAATATCGTGAGCAACAACCGCATGCTTAACTGTTATGGGATGTAGTCTAAAACTGGAATCAGCATCAGGTAGAATTACGTGGATATTAGAATCAGGTGTTTCCGTATCTACCAAAATCAATGTGGCATTATCAGGAACAATCTCACCAGTAGCATTATCATAAGCTATATAAACCAAAGTGGTGCTATGAATCGTTGCATTGTCAATATGGTTTGTAATTATATCCTTCTCAGTCTGAGATGTGTGGATTGTTCCGTTGTCGATGTGTTCTTTCGTATAATCCAAAGCATCTGCAATAGAGAACCCCCCATGGTCTTCAGCCATTGTCGAGTTGTCATAAATAGCAGAAGCACTCGCATCCAGTGTCTGATAAGGAACCCATGCAACATTTGTGGAAATCTGAGGATGTCCATCTGGGGTTGTTCCCGTTACTGTCGGAAGTACTTCAAAGATATTCCCAGAGGCATTTACCTCCCCTGTTCCTTCGTGGTCATCTTTAATATAATGCCAATTTTCATTTCCCCAAAAGTAATAGAAGGCATTATCCCTTATGAAAATACCATCGACATCCGTTCCATTACTTAGAATATGAATTCCTGCTTTTCTTGTTCCCCAAAACTTATTGCTTACAATATCCAATCTTGAATCGGCATCAATAACAATGCCACCTTTCCCTTCCGTCGCATCTGTATTTGACCCATTAAACATATTGCCAAAAATTCTTCCAAGACTACCAGATGGGTCATTGGCAATTCTAATCCCCGTTCCCCATGGACTTATAAAGTTATTGTCTGTAATATTAGGACTGGAAGCATTATCCAGATTTATTGCGGGGTCGCCACGTGTAATAAGACACTTATCAACAGTAATAGAAGCAGATGTATTTCTTATATTTATACCTATTGCATTTTCCACAGCCGGAACTTCTATTGTTGATTCCAAAACCATGAATCCTCCTGTTCCTTCGGCATCCAATTCTATTACTGAAGGGATGGTGGACTCACTATCAGCCAAAGTAAAAGAACAATTCTGGATTACCCCAACATTAAAACTTCCACCGTCAAACTTTATAGCCGGAGTTGTAGCAGAGGCACTCATATGAATTGCACAATCGCTGATTACAATATTGTCTGCTGAAGACCCCAAGAAAAATGATTCAGTTAATCCACTGATAGCCATACCTGTGCAAAATCCCGATATGGTTACGGCATTTACCGTATCAGCATCAAAACGAATATTGCCGAATAGGGTTGTCTCACTCAACATTCCCCTATCTACCGGCTGTCCAATGTAATTGGTGTAGGTCTTGCAATGGATTTTTTCCGTATAAACTCCAGGCATAATCACAACAGTCCATCCATAGCTTTCGGGAGGGCTAAGTGTTCCAATGTAATCATTGGCTTCACGCACCGTATGATACGGAAGAATTATGCTTCCGGTAGCCATATAATCTTCAGTACGGGAAACATCAATATAAAGAACTTTTCCCAAAGCTGTAATAGTTGAATTATCAAGAAAGGAACCTGCATTTTTTCCGCTGTCTTTTGGAAGTCCGTTTGTATCGAATGATAGGAAATTGTCCAGAATAGCCCCGGCAACTCCTGCATGAACCGTATCATTGTCAATTCCATGCTGATACATTACTCCACCGCCACTGGCATCAATCTGGTCCTGAATCTTTTCTGAACTCCATGTCTTGTCTGAAACTTCGGACAAATCATCAATACGGGTATGAGGAGTGGCATTGTCGATATGATTATTTATTGTTTCCTCGAATCCCGCAAACGCTTCCGCTGCTGCATTTAAAGAATCGTAAACCATGGGGCCGCCGATGGTGCTATTGTCGGCTATGTCCGTAGAATTATAGGGGCCGTGAATTGTAGTATTATCTGCATGTTCTGCAAAATCAGAAGCATCCGCAAAATCAGAAGCCTTTTTCCCACTGTCCTTTGGAAATCCTGCATTATCAATGGACATAAAATTGTCTTCAGTTCCAGATATACCACTATGTAATGTGGCATTATCCAGAGCATGCTGTCTCATATTACTTATTTCGGGCTTATCAGTAAGGCTATCATATGACTTTTCAGATAGATTGTTCAGAGCATGGTTATGGTCGGAAGCTGAAAAATCTGATGCATTATCTCCGCTGTCTTTGGGAAGACCATTGCTGTCAAAAGACATGAAATTATTTTCTACTGCTTCTGAAACTCCATCATGCATGGTGGAATTATCAATGCCATGCTTTCTCATGCCTTCGGGAATTTCCGGTTTGTCTGTAAGACTATCATAAGACTTTTCAGACAGTGATGCCAAAGCATGATTGTGTCCCGTATCACTTTTTCCAGACAAGTCAGAGCTTATTTTATTTGCACTCCATGCTTCATCCAATTCCGTTCCACTATCATTTATCGGGAAATGAATTGTACGGTTATCGGTATGGTCGGAAAGCCCTGATGCAGTAGCAAGGTCTGAAATCTTACTCCCCCCATCTTTGGGCAGAGTGTTGTTGTCGAACACCATGATATTATCTTCTGTAGCTCCAACGACTCCCGTGTGCAACGTGGCATTATCCAGAGCATGACTCCTCATATTGCTAATTGTTGGCTTATCAGTAAGACTATTATAAGATTTTTCTACCAGATTATTCAGACTGTGATTATGGTCTGAAGCAGAAAAATCGGAAGCTATTTTTCCACTACTTTTAGGAAGTCCATTTTCATCAAGAGCCATAAATTCATCTTCAAATCCACCTATTCCTGTATGATTTTCTGTACTGTTAAGAGTATGAAGTTTATCGTGAACAACTATATTTGCTTTTTCAAGTTCTCCGGGTGTTACGGAAATACCCCCCTCAAAATTAATCATGGTACAGTTATCTACAATAGAAGCATTATCCTTCAAAATATCAGGATAAGTAGAAGGTCCTCCACCCCCGATTACTGTGACCTTTGCTTTTCCACTTCCTTCATCGGTAACAGCAACACTTCCAGCAAAGTTTATATCAGTAATTTTAGGTATTTTTATTATATCATTTTCCCATACATTAAGAACTTTCCAACTCGTGGTATCAAATCCTCCATCTTTATATACAGAATCACAAGTTCCATTGTCCACAATAATTGCAGATATTACTCTTGTAGGACTTCCATCCTCTTCTCTCAATTTTATTGTATTCTTTTTAGTGGATTGTCCCCAAGCAAAACTTGTGAAACAAAAAACAAAAAGAATAGGAAGTAGAAAAAACTTTTTCATTTTTAAACCTCCCTCACTGCCGCTGCATCAATGGTTACATTTCCACCATTTGTTGGAGCAGTTTCTATTCTTACCTTGAAGAAATGGGCATTTGAATCATTGGTTAGAATAGTGGCAACTCCTTCATATCTGCTTCCGTTCAAGACAGCAGTATTGGCAATGGTGATAATGTCGGAATAACCAATCATTCTTTTCCCGTTGTCGAAATAAGCAAAACGTATATCAACTTCGGAGTTGGAAATACTGAAATCAGATTTTAGAACCAGATTTCTTTTTCCCTGACAGGGCATTGGGTTTGAAGGATAATCCCCCACAGAAGTTTCTCCAGAACAAGCATTGAGATATTCTTCAACATAGGGGCCATCGGAAATAAGAGTCCATGTTGCTTCGGTAAGGGCATCGTAGGTTTCAACCGTTTCCCCTGGAGGAATTGGTTTAAATAACCCATTTATATCCTTAACCATGTAGGAAGTTTCTACACTATCATTTCTGTATTTTGGCATTTTAATTTCCTCCCCAAATTAAATTTTATTATGAATTGCAAATTGAATTAAATTCACAGTCTTCCCCACAAACAGCCACTTTTGAATCAAGGACAATATCATCCAATAAACTTTCTTCTTCATCAGAAAGCATTACTAAAAAAGAAAGAATACAACTGCCTTCATTTCCATCTATTTTTGTGTCCTGTTCCAATTCTTCTTTTATTTTTTTTGTGAGATATCTGTTACAAATATTATATTTGCTATCAACAATTTCTCTTGTGTAAGTATAATCAAACATTGAAATTTCCTTTATGCGTATTTTAATAAGATTCCAAGATAGTTTATTGAACCACCAATAGTTACATGGTCTATTAAAACACCACAATAATCACCCGCAGCTAAAGCAGTAAAAACAGAAGCAAGATTTAAAGCATATACTTTATTTGTAACAAATCCACTATACGTTGAAATAGTATCACTTTCACTATGTGTATTATATGTTTCCCCGATTGCCCCATAATCGGAAGCTAAATCAATATTCTTTGCATCCCCGGTAAAAGCAGGGATACCGATTGCCTCAATGGAAACAAGAGAAACAAAATCTAAAGGGACGTTGAAAGTAAATCGGAAAGCCCCTGTTCCGGCAATACTTCTTACTCTGAAATTTCCAAAATTGGCATTGTATTCTGCTCCAGATATAAATTTATGTTTGAAAGGAACATCAGCCCATGTTCCATCCCCTCTTAAAAATTGAGTAAGAACATTGGGAGCTTTTGGGCATAATCCATGTTTTGTTGTTGAAACATTCAGGTCGGTATTATCATCAGGAGCCGCTAAATCATCCAGTTTAGGAAGGGTATGAACATGGTCTCTACGAGCAACAACCAGACTTGTTCCCGGAGCAGACGTTCCTAAATCTGTGGGATTGGTAGAATCAAGTATTCCTTTATTTGAAAATGCGGTTTCCCCATTTGCTATTCCAACAACATTTAAAACACCGGAAGCGGGGGCAACTGCTTTAATAAGCAATCCATGTTTGGAAGTGCTTGCATTCAAATCAGTATTATCATCAGGAGCCGACAAATCATCCAACTTTATGGCATCATCCCCACCTCCCGATTCATGGGTAGCTTTATGAGCAAAATCAGATATTGTGCTTCTTGCTTGTGTTCCCGAATGGTTACTTCTATTTCTATCAGATGAATGATAATGAAGGGAAGAATCCCCTGCATCTGTCAAATCTGTATAATCAGTGGAAGAAAGATGGTAAGTTCCACCACCATCAATACTGTTTAGACTGTTATGATTATGATTATGTCCAGATGTTGCAAAATCTCCGGCTTTACTTCCACTATCTTTAGGAAGCCCGGAAGCATTAAGGGCTATAAAATTATTTTCTGTTCCGGTAATCCCTCCGTGGTCGGAAGATGATGTAAGGTCATGTTTCCTATCATGGAGTTTGGTATGGTCATAAGTGCTTTGATGGGTAGAGACAGCCCCGGCAACTTCATAATCTGAATGTTTATGACCACTATCTTTAGGAAGTCCATTATCATCAAGGGCCATAAAATTATCTTCTGTTCCTGATATTCCTGTATGAAAAATAGGAGAAGAAAGAAGGTGGTTTTTTATAGGAAGAGTGGTTGGGTCCAAAAAGTCCATTCCATCTTCACTGCCTTTTACAACCGGGATTTCCCCTGAATGCCCTGAATAACTGTTGGGACAATCATCAAGTTCAATAAATCTTCTTGAGCCGGGAAGTCCTGTGTGTTTTAACAGAAGACTGAATTGGTCTCCGGGATTGGGAAGATATGGAAAAGGTTCATAAGGACGGACAAAAAATTCACCAACAACTTTATCAAAAGTATAAATTGCTCTTAGTTGCCCTTCGTTTACTCCATCTTCAAACCTTACAAACCATTCCCCTGAAGGATTGGCAGCAAAGTAATCTTCAGGATACCCTATAAAGGTATGGTCAATAAATCTATCAGTATCATCAGATTCATCAACAATGCCAGTAACATATCCACTCCACCCAATTCTAACTTTCAATTCATTTATTGCATCTGTGGTATTATCCGATTCCAATGGAGGAAATTCTGGAGAAGAATCATCCACAAAAGTTATTGCTGTTCCTGTATGAACATCAATTCCCAATAATTTATGGGCATTAAGATTATCCTGAACTTCCTGAATTGCAGTATCAATATATTCCCCGGAAACATTTGGAATAGAAATTGGAATATCAGAAGCATCCACCTGATTATTTCCAAATCCAAAATCAATATGCTCCATTTTTACCGATTTGACACCAAGCTGTGCTCTGGAACCATAATACACCCTCTTTATTGATGGAATAAGATTTAACATCTTAACTTGAACTTTGGATTCTATAGTATAAACATAGTCTCCTTTTTCCCAATCATCATCTGATTCTGCTGTCTGAAGTGGATTAATTTCTCCAACAAGAATTGACCGATAGTTTCCTTTGTCGAAGTTATAAAGGATATCCCCATTTTTAAATTCTGACAGGTCCAAAACCTCTCCTGATACAGCCTCAACAGGAACAAGGGATTCGGTAATTCCATCGGTTATAAGGGCTAATCCTTTCGTTTTACCGTAATTTCTGAGGGTGTCATTTCCTTCCCAAGCATCGGCCCCGTCAAGGACTTCCCCGGAATAGGTAAACTCATCACTTGATGGATTAATACTTTCCACAAAAACATGGTTCTGTTTATCCACATTATCAACGATGTCCCACTTTTCAATATCATATTCCCCTAAATCGGAATCACGATAAGAAACAGTTTGGGTAGTGGGAGTTGTTTTTACAACACTATTCCAAAGAGTATTATTTTCTACAAAATTATAGGTAACAATATCCCCGGCAATGTCCTTAAATTCAACAGCCCTATCTATCATCAATTCATCTGAGTGATAATCCCCACGGATAAAAAAGGTATCTTCCCCGGAATATTCAATATCATTTAATTCTTGAAAAGATAAGAAATTACCGGCCTGTTTGTCAATAAGGCTAAGAGCTTGGTTTAAGGTTGTGGCTGCGTCCGGGTCGTATCTGTCAATAAGAGGAAGGTTTAGATTAGGAGTGGTGCCAAAAGTTATAGAATAACTTAAATAATTTGCAGTGAGTCCTTTATAGGGAACGGAAAGAATGGCTGAAGTATTGGAAATAACTCTTGAAATTGAATAAATTTCAGTTCCGTCCCCAATTTTAAACATGCTTCCATTGGAAACATATTTCAGCCATTCAGTTCCAACTCCTGTAATTGTACTGGAGCCATGTACTACATTTACCGAACCGGAACGATAAACGGACATTTTACTTTCCTCACTTTAGACTATAAATTATTTTAATGGAAATATAATAAATTGGCAAGTGTTTTTATTTTCTTGCTAATTTATCCTTCCAACATGGAATAACATTTTCCAACAATGAGAGTGGTAAAAAACTTGGCAATTAACTCTTTTATCTTTGCCACTTCTTCCACAGTAATTTCCACTTCATAATCCCCGGCATCATTTATTTTCTTAGCGAGGTTGAATCTGGATAACTTTTCGGTTCCTTTTACTTCTTCATTAGGGACATTTCCCAACAGTGCGTTAATACACACTTTTTTCAGTATTACCATTTCACTGGTAACTGAATCAATGATTGGTTTTTCATCCAGGTCGGTAATGATTTGGTTGAAATTGACTTTCATGCTTGTTCCTCCTCTTTAATTAAGGTTGTGGTGGTTCATCATTGGCTTCCTCTTCCGGTTTTACATAATCAGGAAGCCCTTCTCTTATTGCTTTTAATCCGTTCATTATACTATCAAGAGCATCTTTTATTGCAAGTTTTTCTTCATTTGTAAATGCTGTTTCCGTATCAGAAAGAATTTCCCGGACGGTTTTTTTCATTTCTTTTCCATTCCGAATTGTATTTTTCATAAAATAGTTTATCAAGTCCATAACTGTTTTGCTTCTGACATTCTTTTCTATTGTTGCTATGTTTGGCATGTTATCCTCCTATATGAGCATCAAGTTTATCATTTAATTCCTGAATCGCTTTTGTAAGTATTGGAATAAATTGGGAATAAACAAGTCCATATCTGTCTGCATCTTCACTATAAGTTACAATACCATATATTTTATCATCCGGCAAAAGTTTTTTAACTTCTTGAGCCGAAAATCCAAATCTGGTGGAAATATCATTATCAGGGTAAGACGGTTTATAACTTATTGGACGTAACCCATCTACAAAATCAAGACCCAAGTTTATATTTGTAATGTCTGTTTTTAATCTTTCATCTGATGATTCTACAAGAGCATAACAGTAAATTTTAAAAACTTCATTATCCGCCGAACCAATACTTTGAACCCTATCTTCATTCGGCATTAAAAATCCAGTATTTCTTATATGCCATTTATCATTCCCATTTATTCTAAAATGTGTCTCATTTTTTGTATTTATGAAGATATCTCCTGAAGCAGTGGTAAGAGTAAGTGCTCCAAGTGTTGCAGTAAGGTCCAATTGAGAATTAGCAACAACACTAAAATTTCCTGTGGATGAATTAAAATATATATTCTTTTCTGTCCAACAATCAAAACTATTGTATCTATTAGTTGATAGACCAATTCTAAAATAAGAAATGGATGATGCTAATTTAAAAAATTGGATATAATCCGTAGTAGCACTTAAAAATTGAGAATATATGTTAAGCCCCTGAAATATATTTGAACTTTCTCCTAAGTAAATAGTGCCACTTCCAGAAGTTCTTGCTCTGAAATAAACATTGGCTGTTTTAAAAGTTATTGAACTTAATGAATGAAGTTGAATTGACCCCCATAAATAGGAACTTCCATCATATCCTATCCATACTGTTCCAGAACCGGGGATATTTGGAAGTACATAAATTTGGAGAGAAGCATACATATAAATTCTTTCCCATCCAAAACTTGTATTTCCAAGAAGTAATTGTGCTGTTCCACTTACTCCCGGATGAATAAAAGTTGTCCCTTTTGATGCAAGATGTATTTCAGAATAGGAATCAATATAAATAGAATCTAAAGAAGTGGTAAGTTGAATATATTCGGTATCTGAAATAATTCTGAAAGCTCCGGTTGAAGCAGTAAGTGTAAAAAGGGAAGCATCAACAATAAAACCACCAACACAATTTACTTCCAAAAAGTTTGCAGAGTTGACATAAATACAAGAAAATCTTCTGCTCGGCCAACCTGTTCCCCAATCATCTCGGAATCCTAAAAATAATTGTCCATTTCCATCATTTAGTGGTTGTATGCGAATATTACTATTTGTTTGTATATAAATTTCGCCCCCACTTTGTATTACAATGGTATTTCCACTTAAAAAAAGTCTTTCTTTTGCATTTATGTTAATACCCGACAAATTTATATGTGTCTTAATAAGTATTTCAGAACTATTTATTACAATTTGATTAAGACCGGCAAGTGGTGGACCATAATATCTAATCTCAAAAGTGTCTGTGAATGAAACTCGTATATTACCAAACATCTCTTGAGTGGAATAACCAATATCAAAAGTTCCACCACCCACAGTTGGAATAAAAGAAACATTATTTGAATAGATATTAAAATTTTTCCATCCAAATCCTATTCTTCCTATCGTAAATTGATAAAAATCATCCTTTCCAGGATACAACATAAATTTGTTATAGTGGTTGTCAACTCCAGGAGCTAATGTAAAATAGGTAGTTACCCCATCTTTCCATATTATACTTCCTGGATTTACAAAACTACCATCAATGGTTATATCCCCACCACCTATTACAGTAATTCCTTCAGGGGTGCTAACGGCAAGTTTTCCTGTAAGAAATACATTTTTAGAATATAATCCATATCCACTTATTGATGGAAAAGTGGCATCAATAATTCCATTAAGATTTCCAAGTCTTGCTTTTAATTCATAAGCATCAAATGGGGTGTTTGCACTTCTTTCATAAATATCAATATAGGGAGAATCCTGGCTTTGAGAATCAATAAGGACAAAACCATCTCCTGAAACTGCCCCCAAACTTACTATGGACGTTCCTTTAGTCCAAAATTCTCCTGGGTTTCCATCAGCACCCCGCTGAACAGTATAACTTCCCCCTCCAATAACTTCACTCACTTTAAGGACTTCTGATTTTATCCCTTCTTTAATCCAAAGCCATTCTCCTGGGTCAAATTCTGGATCGGGGTCCACCTTCATTGATGTATCTATAATACTATCAAAACTTTTAGATAAAGATGAAGCCTTGTTTATATATAATCTTCCACCAACCGAAGTAATTTCATCATATTGAAAGACACTTGCTTTTAACCGGCCCCGAAGGACAATATCGTTAGCTTCAATATCTCCGGTTGAATTTATCCTAAAACCTTTTCCAAATATTCCACTGGTAAAAGTGTATGATGAAATATACCCCTTTTTACCATCTATAATAATTCCATTCGGAGCACTTACCCCAACACTTATTTTTTCATTTGTTCCATCAAGAATTATTGTTTCGTGGCTTAATGTTCCTATCTTAAATTCTTCACTGGCAACACTGAACCTGAATTTTTCTCCTATTGAAAAGAACATCGCCCCAGTAAAATTTACGTCTGAAGCATCAACCATAAATTCAGACCCATTTTCAAAAGAGACAATCCCGGCATCAACAGTAAATTCAGACCCATTTTCAAAAGAGACAATCCCGGCATCAACAGTAAATTCAGACCCATTTTCAAAACTGACTATAGAAGCATCTACGGTAAAGGTAGAAGTTGCTTCAAATGTCACGTTAGACGCATTAACGGTCAAATTTCCCCCGGTATTCATATCAATATCTGAACCGGCAAGCTCAAGAAGACCCCCGGCAGTAATGGAAATCTTTTTACCAGAAGTCATGGAAATATCTGTATCGGCTGTTACTGATATACTTCCACCTTCAAGAGATAAAGTTCCACCCGCTTTTAAACTCATATCTCCACCGGATTCAATATTGATAAATCCGTTTGAGAAAAGACTTATGTGGCTAATATCTCCAGTTGTTCTTCCAATAACTATTTGACTGGAACCATCAGCAGGTCCAAGAGCAATTCCATCCCCATCTCCAATTACACGAATAACTTCCCCATAAATATCCACTGTTTCAATAACATGGGGTTGAGGGTTTTCAGCCGGGGGAATCCCTGCTTGTGGATTTTTAAAAGTGGAAATACCTGTTTGGTTATTTACACTCCAAGTAAGTTGGTTAGCTTTGTTATATCCAAACAACCCTGTTGGAGATATTGCAAGTCCACCTTTTGAGTTATTAATGATTGTGTAGGGAAACTCAGTAAGATTGAAAAGAATTTGTCCGGCAGTTAAAACCCCCATATCAGCAGACAAAGCAGAAAGGTAATTACAGTATATTTCCTGGGCAATAATACGTCTGCAAAATCGGACTTCACTTACCTTTACAGTGGTTCCACTTACAGGAGACAAAACAAGCCGGGCAAACCTTGTTTTCATTAAAATGGAGAAACTAATAATATTGTTTCCGGCAGGACATTCATACCACCTGTTTTT